CCGTGAGCGTCCCACCCGTCTGCCCCCACCTCCTCATCAAGCGGGGATCGGTGGTGCAGCGGGTGGGCGTGGATGTCCAGACCCTGACCCTGGACCTCTACCCGCAGGTGGACGGCGATACCATCACGATCGCCGGCGTTCCCATCCTGCAGGCCTGCCGCCTGGGCTACCTGGACTCCTGCCGGATCCTCATGTCGAAGCTATTCATGGCGTCCCCCGGGGACGTGTCCGCCGGGGCTGTGCCGTGGTTCCAGGGGCGGGTCAGCGACGTGGACGCCACCAGGATCGCGGCCAGGGTCACCATCGAGAGCGACATGGCGCTGCTCAATATCGCCATGCCCCGCAACCTGATCCAGGTGGGTTGCACGCACCGGCTGTTCGACGACGGCTGCACCCTGGACTCGGCCAGCTGGGTTGTCGCCGGCGCCGTCGCCACGGTCAACGTAGACCGCACGGCCATCACCACCAACCTCACCCAGGCGAACGGCTGGTTCGACCTCGGTGTGCTCACCTGGACGTCCGGGGACCTCTCTGGACTGGTCTGCGCGGTGAAGTCCTACCTCAACTCCAGCGGCGCGGTGACCTTCCTGCGCCAGCTCCCGCGGGCGCCCGTGGCGTCTGACACCTTCACGATCCTGCCGGGCTGCGACAAGCAGAAGGCGACCTGTTCCGGCAAGTTCTCGAACCTGACCCATTTCCGTGGGTTCCCCTACGTGCCCCGGCCGGAGACGCCGTATTCGGGCAGTACCCGGGTGCATACCGCGAAGGAGATGGCCGAGAAGCGGGAGAAGTACAACACCGCCAACAGCCAGGCCGGTCGCCGGAGGCCGCCGGGTGGGGGACATACGGGCGGCGGTGATCGCCGAAGCCATGAGCTGGGTCGGCACCCCCTACCACCACCTGGCCGCCGTCAAGGGCGCCGGCGTCGATTGCGCCATGCTCCTGGTAGCCGTCTACAAGGCCGTGGGCGTCCTGGATCCGGAGTTTGACCCGAGGCCGTACTCGCCCCAGTGGTTCCTGCACCGGTCCGAGGAGAAGTTCATCGGCCATCTGTTGCCGCTGGCCAGCCGGACCCAGACCCCCGTGCCAGGGGATGTGGTCCTGTACCGCTTCGGCCGCACGGCGTCCCATGGCGCGATCCTCGTGGATCCGGAGCGCATCGTGCACGCGCATCGGCCGTCCCGCCGGGTTGAGCTCTGCGAGCTCCGCCGCCTCGAGCGGCGCCTGGACAGCTACTGGACGGTGTTGCCGTGAGCGGCCTATTCGGCGGGGGCGGCAGCCAGAGCGCCACCCCGCGGCGTCTCCAGGGCATGGAGCTCCAGCGGTCTTCATACGGGGAGGTGATCCCGCTGGTCTATGGTCAGGCCCGGGTGGCCCCAACCCTCGTGTGGTACGACGATTTCACAGCCATCCGCCACTCGGAGGACGTGGGCGGGAAGGGCGGCGGGGGCACGATCACCAGCTACAGCTACACCGCGGCCATGATCCTTGGCCTTTGCGAGGGGCCCATCGCCAGCGTTCAGGGCATCTGGGCCGACAAGAGCTTCTCCACCGACATCGCCGACTACGGCTTCACGGCCTTCCTCGGCGCGAGCGGCCAGGCCACCTGGTCCTACCTCACCACCGTGCACCCCACCGAGGCCATCGGCTATGACCTGACGGCCTACGTCGCCGGGACGGACATCGCCCTGGGGTCGCTGGCCTCGATGCCGAACTTCACCTTCATCGTTCGCAGCCCGACCAGCTGGAACACCGGCGGGATCTTTGGAGCCCTGCCCTCGGTGATTCTGGAGGACTACCTGACCGACCCGGGGCACGGGGCCCAGTTCCCTTACCTGGCGGACCTCACGGCCTATGGCACGTACTGCCAGGCCATGGGGCTGTTCCTCAGCCCCGTAGAGCAGACCCAGCGGGCTGCCGCGGACTTCATTGCCGAGCTGATGCAGATCACTAACAGCAATGTTCGCTGGTCGGCGGGCCAGCTCGAGGTGGTCCCGTATGCCGATGCGCCCGTGACGGGCAATGGGACGACCTACACGCCTGACATCACGCCCGTCTACGAGATCACCGACGACGACCTGATCTACGACGAAGGAGATGACCCGGTCCGGTTGGTGCGCCGCGGGCAGTCGGAGACCTACAACCGAATCCGGGTTGAGTACCTGGACAAGGCCACCGGCTACAACACGGCGATCGCCGAGGCCTGGGATGACGCCGACATCGCGCTCAACGGCGAGCGGCCGATGCAGACCCTCTCCTTCCACGGCATCGACAATGCCGCCACGGCCCGCCTGGTCGCCCAGCTGGTGCTGCAGCGGCAGCGCTATATCACGAACACCTTCGTCTTCCGGCTCCGGGCGGACTTCTCGCTCCTGGACCCGATGGACCTTCTCGATCTCACGGACCTCAACCTGGGGCTTGACTCCCAGCTGGTCCGGATCATCTCCATCACGGACGAGGACAACAACTTCCTCGAGCTGGAGGTGGAAGAGGTCCCGATCGGGGTGCACAACTCGCCTCGGTATGACTGGTCCGAGTCCCAGGGCTACGCCGCGAACTACGAGGTGGCCCCCGGCGACATCGATCCGCCGCTGATCTTCGTCGCTCCTCCGTACCTGGTTTCCCCGGAGGGTGGGACCGAGATCCTGATTGCTGGCAGTGGCGGTGACAGCTGGGGCGGCGCCACCGTCTGGGCGTCCTTCGACGACCTGGACTACCGGGTGGTCGGGGTGATCAACGGCGCCGCCCGTTACGGCGAAACCCTGTCGTCCATGGGGGCGGTGGCGGATCCGGACACCACCACGACCCTGCAGGTGGAGCTGGCCGATCCGCGCCGCACACTGGAGGGCACCACCACGGCCAACGCGGACGAGCTCCGCAACCTTCTCTGGGTGGACGGCGAGGTGATGAGCTTCCGGGACGCGGATCTGGTCTCGGCGGGCGTCTACGACCTGGAGTACTTCCGGCGTGGGGTGTACGGGTCGAGTGTGGCCGCCCACTCGACCGGGGCCCCTTGGGCCCTGCTGGGTGGCGATCTCTTCTCGCTGCCATTCGATCCCGGCCAGGCCGGCCAGACCCTGTATCTCAAGTTCACCTCCTTCAACCTCTACGGGGGTGGCGAGCAGGCGCTCTCAGACGTGGATCCGGTGACCTTCACGATCCCAACCGGCTTCACCGGCTACTCCGGTTCTGCTGTCCCCATGAGGACCGTGGGTCAGGCCTCGGTGGCTGGCTTCTCGGCGTTCAAGACGAGCGGCATCGCGGCGCTCGACTCCGCTGTCCGGACCGTCGAGGCCTACGCCAATGGCTGCGCCTTCAGCTTCACGAGCTCAGCGCCGAATTCGGCCCTGATGTTTGCCGGCCTGGACTACGACGACAGCAACTTCACCTCGGCTCTCTACGCGAATCACTGCTTCCGGTTCAGCTCCGGTGGCACCATCAAGATCTTCGAGAACAACGTCGACGTCTACACCCACGGCGCCACCAGGACCCCCAGCGACACGTTCACGATCACCTACGATGGCCGCAACGTCCGCTACTTCATCAACGGCTCCATAGTGTGGGCGTCGACGCTGGTCGGGAAGACCATGTTCGCGTTGATGAGCTTCTCGAGCGTTGGTGGGCAGTTCAACAACATCCGATTTGCCCACGCGACCGGCGTCCAGGGTCTGCCCGGCAACCTGACGGTCGGATCACAGTGGGTGGTTGGAAGTACCGGCACCCAGGGGAACTTCGAGGACCACTACAACGGGACGAATGCGGATAGCTCCATCGTTCTGGGATGTGGTGGCTAGCCCGTGGGGACATACGGCCAGTCGGAGCCGCTGTGGCGGGCTCAGGGCACCGGCACCGGCGCCAACGGCGGGTGGAATAACGACGGGGACATCCTGGGTGTCGATCCGACGAAGAGCTACCGGAGCGTGGTCTGGTTCCAGTGGAATGGTACCGGCACGCCCACCATTGCCTTTGGCTTCGACCCGACCAACACGAACAACCTGAACGGAACCTCCAACACCAATCCTTTCGTCTTCAGCGGCAACCCGGCCACCCTGGGCATCACGGCCAACAAGTGGTACCTGGCGGTCGGCATCATGCAGGCCATGAGCTACGGGACCGTGGATCTGGGCATTGCCGGCATTTACGACCCGGACACCGGCCAGAACATCTACAACGGCACCGAGTTCAAGTTCGCGGCCGCAGTCCCCACGCAAATGCAGCGGGTCCACCAGACTGGTGCGAACAATGGCAGCTGCGTCACCTACTTCACTAAGCCCCGCTTCGAGGAGATCACGGGAAACGAGCCCACCATCCGGACCCTGCTGTCACCATCCGGCCTGCTGGCATACCTCGACGAGGTCGACACAGGCAATATGGCCTCGGAGGCCGCCAGTGCGGTGCGCACGGCCAGCAGTACTAGCAACCAGACCGTGCCAAATGACAGCTCCGTTAAAGAGCTACTCGCGATCACGATCACGACCACCGGCGGGGTGGTGTCCATCGATGTCAACGCCATCGTGAGTTTTGCCCTGAACGGCGCCAGCGGCGCCTTCACCTGGCTGACGTTGACGATCGACGGATCTTCGGCGACCTCGCTCTCTAACAGCCTGAACTTCCCGCCGATGGTGTCCGGCACAATCTCTAATGGGGCAGTGAACGGCGTTCGCACCCACACGCCGGCCGCCGGAACCCACACCTATCGGCTCACGGCGGTCAACACGACCGACTACGGGGGTAGCCCCACGATGTCCGTCGCCGAGTGCTACATGAAGCTCCGGGAGTACAAGCGGTGACCGTGAGGACATGGGGGATCTATTCGATCGAAACCGGCCTGCTGCGCTCCTGCTACACCGGCCCAGAGGCCACCATCCAGGAGCAACTGCGCGAGGGGGAGGCGGCCATCGAGGGCGAATTCGATACGGCCCTTCACCGGGTAAACCCGAAGACCCTCGAGGTCGAGGACGTGGTTCCGGATGCGCCCGGTCCTGGCCACCTGTGGGATGGCCGGCGTTGGATCCCAGAGCCGGCCGCCGCGGCCGCCGCAGCCCGGAAAGCCGGCGCTCTGGCAAGGATCAAGGCGCTCGAGGAGGCCCAGGCGCGCCCCCTCCGGGAGTACGCGCTCGGCGTGCCTGGGGCGAAGGACCGCATCACCGCCATCGACGCGGAGATTGCCGAGCTGCGCGGCGAGCTGGTCGAGGGCCAGCCTACCGGTCGTCCTTGATGACGGCATCTAAGTTCGTAGATTCAGACTGCCCTCCGTGGGCAGCAAAGGGAGCCTATGGCCCGCATTCTCCTTCACGATCCGTCGCGCTCCGCGC